TCTTTGCGAGTATTTGATGGCAAAAGTCCCGATTACTTCAAAATTTAAACCAATGTTGGATAAAATTTTTGGTTTTTTTAAAAATAACACAGCTCACGTATGGATTACGCAAATGGAAAATGCGTTAAATGAGGTTCAGAAGAATCCCTCTAAACTCGGTAACCAGTCATATAGATTACAGATAGAGGAGATTAATAAAAAATATTCAGACAACCCGGAAATTGCAGATTGGAGTCGAAGATCAGCAGCGTTGGGAGCCATAATAACTCGTTGGAAAAATTTAATGCGCACAGTCGCATCATATGGACAGCCAGATAGGCAGGAGCCTAATTGTTTTGTATTTGAAGGTCCTCCGGGTTGCATGAAATCAGTATTGATGAGTGCAGTTATAAAAGCATCTGGTTTAACTTGCTATTCACATTTAGTGAAATCCACGACAGATGGCAAAGATTGGTATGATTCATACAATTCCGAAGATATATTTTTTATGGATGATGTAGGTCAACAATCAGTTAGTCAATGGAGAACCATTATTAATATGGTGTCGTGTGTAAAATTGCCGTTAGATTGTGCTGAGGCCACTTTAAAAGATACTAAGTTTTTTAACAGTCCGACCATTATGGTCACCACAAATGCTTTTCAACACTTGCAAGGTTTGACTAAACAGGATTGTATTTCAGATATTAAGGCTTTGTGGAGAAGAGGTTATGTTTTTGATTTTTCAAAAGTTACTAGAGTCGGAGATTTTATAAAAGGCGAAATATCATTTAAATATTTTGATATAGGTACTCAACGATTTGAATCAAGTTTTCCTAATAATTTCGCGACAGCTTACCCTAACATTCCTTCCAATTTTGTTATTGATCCTAAAGTGAACACACATAGATTGGATGTAATTTCATGGATGTTGTGTATTGTAAATGGCTTTTCATTAATTAAGAAAAGTTTTGTAGACGGTAATAAGTTGTCAACTGAAGACGTTGATTATATTAAAGAAAAATCTAAATTGTATTTAGGTCAAGGAAAGCCTGAGGTTTATGATGAGGCCGAGCAAAAAGAGTTTGAAGAGAGCGAATTACAGCGTGCTTTATCGGCTAGCCAGGATGATTATCAGCAGGCTACGTCCATTATGAGAGAATTTCGAACTTCTCATGAGCCAGTAACTTCGCAACGATTTCTTTATAATAAGCAAAACGAGAAAATTGCCAGAATTGTAGATGATGAACCATTTGGTATTACGATTGAGTCTCAAGGTTCTGGTTTTTCAAGATGTTCTAAAACAACTAAGAAAGCGGAATTTGAGAAAGCAATGAGCGATATTGATAATATTTTTGATGGAACTGATGAGCCAGAAGTTGAAACTAAGGAAGAAATTAAAGTTTCTAGCTTTTGGACATCAGCAAAGTGGTTTGCAGGTGTGGTTACATCATATGTTCAAGAGTTATTAGAGAAGTTATTTGAAACTATGGGTTTTAAGGATAACATACATATTTATTTATTTTCAATGTGTTTTATTGTTGTGCTCGGGTTAATAGCCGGTGGTGCAGCTTATGGGATACATAAACTTAAAAGTAGAAATTTAAAATCCGCTTTTGTTGATAAATACGGAGTTGATAAACTTGAACAAGTCTTAAAAAATTTTGAGACACAAGGTTGGAGAGAAGATTTTAAATATCCTGATAACAAAGTTTCTACAAATACAGTAGCTGTACAGCGCGCTGTTAAGGAAATTGATTTGGTTTTTGACGGTTCCAAAATTAAAGGATTTGGATTGGTGTCTGGTAGACATATATTGGTGCCTCGACATTTTATTGGAGGCAAAGAAGGAGTCATAACCATATACAGCGATAGAGACAAGAATAGTATTTTAGTAGATAATGAATCTTTTACTGAAGAGTGGGGCTATGATACTGATGATATTTCAGTTCTAGCGCTGGCGAGATCTTTTCCCAGTCCTTTTCCAAATTTATGCCACTTTTTCCAAAGTTCTCATGGTTCTATGGGGAAAAATTGTTTGGTTAATGCTTTCGGAATTAAGTTTATTAATGATGATGAAAGTAATCAGTTAGATAGGACGTATTCATATGTACACAAGTTGAACCAAAATACGTTTGTTAATAAAATATCACAGAAAGATTTTACGTATTTTACTCAAGGTGCGGGTATGTGTGGATCGGTTATAGTAAATGCCGGTTCCGGTGTTTTAGGTATGCATGTAGCGGGAGACGTTGCAGGCAATACCGGTGTTGCTATAAAATGGAGTGAAGCAGTCAGAGGTCAATTATTTGAATTGTTGCAAAGTGATAAAAATATAATTCCTTGGACTATATCTCCAAAGATAACCCCTAATACTAGTGTGGTTAAATTAGATAGGAAGATGTATGGAACTGTGCCATCGTATACAAATATGGGCCCATCTCCCTTGTATGGTGTATATCCCACTACTAGAACTCCTGCAAATATGCAAAAATTTGGTCGTTTTACTGTAAAAGATATAGCTAAGAAATCATTTGCTCCAGTAGCCAATGTGCCGTTATCAGAAGTTAAATTTGGTGAAGATGTTATTGAGAGTTTTATAGAGCCTTATTTTCCTATTACAGAAAGTGAAATAGTTAAAGGAAACGACATGTTAGCAGGTTTAAACAAGAAATCGTCCAACGGTTTCGACTGTTCCAAAGACAAAGAAGATTACGTTGATTTTGAAAATGGAGTGTTAACTGAAAAGTGTCGTAAAGAAATTCGAGAAATAGAAGAGTCCATTATAAATGGTAAACCCAAGTGGGACGCTTTTGTTTGGGTTGAAAGTTTAAAGGATGAGTTGCGAAATGATGAGAAAGAGGGCACACCCAGAAGCTTCAGAGTTGGAACTATACACCAACAAGTTTTGATGAAGAAGTATTTTGGTGGAATGGTGGGAGATTTAATTAAATCTCGAGATTTTCACCAAATTATGGTGGGAATGAACCCTCTTAAAGAGTGGCCAAAAATGTATGAAAAGCTACAATCGTGTGCTGGCGTGTTTGCTTGCGATGTAGAGAAGTACGACGGAAGAATGCTATCTCAAGTGCAAAGGGCTTGTGCCAAAATAGTGGCAAGCAAATGCCAGAGGCCATCGGATAGCCCTTATACTTTGGCTGAGCACAATACAATAGTAGAGTTTTTAATTGAAACATTAGTGCATTCCTTAGTCGCCGTTATGGACGACTTTTATTTAACTACGCATTCCATGCCATCGGGCAGTTTTCTAACAGCTATTTTTAATAGTATCGTTAACAAATTTTATACTGCTATGTGGTACAATAGATATTGTAAATTAAATGGTGTTAAACCCACTGTTAAAGATTTTTGGAACAGTGTTATAGATTATGTGTACGGGGATGATAAATTAAACGGTATAAAAAAGTATCCGCACTTTTTAAATGCGGAAACCATGCGTGATTTCTTTGTTAGTATTGGCATGAATTTAACAGCATCAGATAAATCTATTATAGATAAGCCATTTGAAGATATTAACGACGTTACTTTTTTAAAAAGATCATTTAGATATCATAATAAGTTAGAGCGCATAGTATGTCCTTTAGATTTAAGAACACTTTATTCTGGTTTGTCTTTTGTGGATCACAGTAAAGACATTGACATAGTTATGGAAGGTAAGGTAGGGTGTTTTCAAAGAGAAATATATTTGCATACCGATAGAGATGCATTAATTAAGGATTTCAAAGTTCGACTGGATAATTTTCCATTGTCGAAACATCAAATTTACACTGAAACATATTTATTATCAATTTACAAAGATCCGGATTGTCAGTTAGACAGTTATGCGGATATTTATGTATAATTTTATTTATTTTAAATATATATTGTAAATACAATTAAATCGTGATTATATTGTAAATAGTTATTTTAAATCACGTAAATTTTATTATTATCGAGTTCTAATAGTATTGGTAGTACTAGCTATGTGTAGTAAAATTTAAATTACTCGAGACATCGTATGTATAGTAAATGCGTTTGATTGTACTGCATTTCTATTAAAACACAATCACAAATGATAATACTATTAATTCAAATGACGAAAGTCAACAAGCGGTTTCTGAAACCGCATCAAATTTTTATTCAAGCGTGAGGAGTAAGACTGTGGTCGAACCTCCCGTATTATATGATTATAAACCGAGAATGGATAATTTGCCTATGCAATTGGAAATGGATTATTCAAGAATTTTAAATAAACCATATTTCGTAAGAAACATTAGGTGGGATGTCACCGATGTAGTTGACACTCAGTTGTCATCTATTAATATTCCAGGAGACATACTAATTAATGAATTGGCAAAGATTCCATTTAAAGCATCAGTTTATTATAGGGCCAAAATAAAGGCCATAGTTCAAACCTCAGGAACGCCTATGCATCAAGGCTGTTTAATAGTGTCAGCTTTGCCTGCTGGTTTTCCCAACTATAATAGACCCGAATTTATAAGAAACACTTTAATGTGTTGTCCACATACTTTTTTATTGGCCAATGAGGCCACTCCAGGAACTATAGAGATTCCCTTTTATGTTCAGGGTAAATTAGCCGCGATTGATTTACTTGGAACTACGGTATCTCCTGCTACTCAATCTGATGATTATGCCAGATTGGTAATGCAAGTTTGGAATCCATTAGGAGTGCCGTCCTCGGGTTCTACTACTTTGTCAGTTTCAGTGCATTTTATGTTTACTGACTTAGAATTTTATGTGCCTCATGTTGATGTTGAGTGGACCCCTTTTGTGGGTCAAGGTTTGATTGATTCCTTGAAATCTTCTGCCACTAGAGCTATAGACGGAATTTTTTCTGTCGGCCGAAGATTTACTTCTGATTTGTACGACACGTTGAGGTCAGGAATTAAACAATGGACCGGATTGCACAATCCGGAATACGCTCAATTACAGTCAAGAACAGCTGTTCAATATAGACAAAATCTCAATTTAGTTGATACCCCTAGCTATTTTGAGAAATTAGATCCATATTCTACTTTTACACATATAACAAATGATTATACATTTGACACCAATATAGATGAAATGTCTTTAGCTTATATCTTAAAGAAACCACAATTCATTGGTTCATTTGATGTTAATACTAATGATGTGTCAGGTAAGTTATTATGGAGTAGACCTATAACTCCTATACAGGAAGTAAATGATGGTTTTTACAGAGATTATGCAGGCGTTACTCAATATTCTAACAGCCACACGAACATGATTCAAACTTTAGCTTTATTATCCAAGTATTGGAAAGGAGGCTTGAAGTTACATATACAAGCAGTTATGTCTAATTTTCATTATTGTAGGTTAGTTGTTGCTAGAGATTATTCACCAGATACAAATATGGCATCTGCTACACCTAATTACGCTTCTGTAACAAATTTGCTCACTGAGACTTTAGAATTTTCAGCCGGTGGGCAGATTCAATCTATTGAACTACCTTTTTGTAGTCCATTAAATCAATTACCTTGTTCTAGTGATTTCATTTTTAATGCTCTTGAGCATGGTATGTATTATATATATTTATATCAACCTTTGGTTGCTAACGGTTCTGTTCCAAAGACAGTTAATTTTAACGTTTATTTATCTTGTGGCGATGATTTTGATTTCTTTGGTTATGCGGTCCAACCTCTTATTACAGTTGATGGTTATGTTAGTAGTCCAATTACTTTTAATTTAGAGGAAGAAAGAGCTGATAGAGATGATGAAATAAATCTCAAATCTCCTATGACATTTTTAGCTCAAGCTGCAGTTACAGTTGATGTTAGTGATCAAAAGGATATCACTAATTCCGGTGAGGTTAACGATATTGATACTATGTATGATTTGAGGCCTATTAAATCAATTAGAGATTACACTAGGCGTCTGCACAAAGTCTTTGCTAGTAAGATTCCGCAAAGTGAGTTTGTTGCAGCGAATGGTACATTTGAGTTTTCTGTTGCGCAGTTGTTAGGACTTGATCCTACTGTAGTTTCTTCGGCAGCGGATTATGCCCATAACATATCAACCTTATCTCTATTATCAAGGTTGTTTTTAGGATATTCAGGTGGTTTAAAAGTGAAAGTTTTAATAAATGGTTCAACCATTTCTGAAGTGTGGTACGTTCCACCATCTTACGCTATAAACAGAACCAACACGTTCTGGGAAGGTACAGATGCGTTACCGCCCAACACTAACGCTTTGTATGATCCGATATCACAAATGTTTAACTTTCCAGCAAGATTAGCTCCGACTACCACTTATTCACCTTTTTATTCAGTGCAAACAGTCTCAACAGAAAGGCCTAATTATATTAATCACATGCCAGGATTTCGCATGAAAGCAGAGCAAGCTGGCGTGGGTATATCCATGGCCACTAGTATTACAGAGTTTACTATACCTTATATGTCACCTTATAGGTTTGTAGGCGATTATACAAAATGGGGTTGTACAGATTCACCCAACGTATTAAAGATTTCTACCCACGAGATGGGTACTATTGTTCTTAAGGTTGCTTCTCCTGTAAATATAACCAACGTTTCAGCTCCTTATTTAGACGACATATCTATTGAAATTTATGCTGCGACAACAGATGAAGGAAGGTTTGGATACCAAGTTGCAGCTCCGCCTGTTATTTTACCAGCTATAACAAGTGGGTCTCCACCAAATCAATTAAGTTATCAATTAACGCCTTCCTGGAATCTGTCTACTTCTAAATTACCCTTTAGTACTGTATCATCCAGCCCAACATCGCCAGGATTGTACACTATTAGGGCATGTTATTATAGCAGTACTTAAATAGTTTGGCACAATTAGTGTGCTTTTAAATTCCAAATAGCAAAGTTTGGAATTTGTATTTTTTATTTGCATTGTAGGATTTGAATTATTCCTACTCTATTTATTTATTTTTTATATTAATCAAATTTGTATTTAACATTCAATTTAAATTTAATTTTTAATTCCCTTTTCAATTTTTTGCCGAGAATTGATGAGTGTAGCTCGGCGGGGGTTCTTACTTAAAGTGGGGACTCTAAATATTCATTTTAAGATTAG